TGGTGGACATACGGGGGCGCCCCTACCCGATCTAGCGAAGCTCGGGGTTCGTGGCCTCGTGCCTCGCGGCGACGGGGTCCTCCTGCGCCTCCGGAGTCTGCGAAGCGTCCCCAGTGACGGTGTAGTGCTCGTTGGGGGTCATGTCGACCTCGGTGCCGCGGAAGCCCTTGTCGTGCTCCTCCTCGACAACCTCGTCGACCTGCTTCGTGGCCTCCTTGGCGTCCGCCAACCCCTCATCCTGCTTGGACTTGGCGTCCGACTCGGCCTGCTTCTTCGTGGTTGCCATCAGGTCCTCACTCTCCTACCTGTGACCTGTTGCGTGGTCGTGCCGGTGATCCGGTCCGGGGGGACCGGGGTGCCCGCGTTCACAGCCGTGACGGTGTAGCTGTTCGCCTCGTCCTGCGACTCGGGTGACCAGCCGATGAACCCCAGAACGGGGGACACCGTGCTGTCTGCCGCGATGGTGGCCGCTGCCGAGTTGGTGGCGTTGGCGTTCTGCGACAGGGTCGCTGCGGTGCCAGAAGCAACCGCAGCGATGGTGGTGCTGGCCTGGATCCCGGTTCCGGTGATCGCCCGCCCCACATCGCTCTTGTCGAACGAACCCGCCGCCGCCGTGATGGCGGTCGACGCGTTCGTCTTGTTGACCGCGGAGATCGTCCGGGCCTCCGTCGTCCGCCCAGCCATCAGGCGCTCGTGCGGAGAGCCACAACCGGGTAGCGGTTGGCCTCGACGGGCTGGTCGCTGTTGATCGTGTTCGCGACCTGCCAGCCGACCCGGAAGGTCAGACGGAGGAAGGTGAGGTCCTGCTGGAACGAGTTGTAGACGATCGCTCCGGCACCGTCTTGGATGACGGCCTCGTTGCTCACCTTGAGGGTGATGTCCTGCCGTACACCGAGGACGAACTGTCCCCAGTCACCGATGAACGCACGGACACCCGTGCCGGCACCCGTGGGCCACATGCCCCGCATCGGGTACGACACCGGGGAACCGTCGAACATGTCGATGGACCCGTTGAAGCGTCCCTCGTCGAGGCGCTCACCGGCGGTGGTGCGTGCGGCGCGGACCTTGGCCCGCAGACCGGTGGAGGCGACGATGCCGGTGGCGTCGTAGCCGTCGGCCTCGAGCAGCGCCAGGGCGGCGTCGAGGTCACCGAAGAACGAACCCGCAGCAGCGGCGTTCGTGCCCTCTGTGTAGGTGTTACCGGCGCTGACAGCAGCCGCCAGGATGGCCGACGGGAACGACGCCGGAGCGTTGGTCCCGAAGAACACCGCAGCGTCCAGCACCCGACCCACAGCCTCACTGAGGAGCGGCATGGACGACGACCAGATGTCAGCGTCCACATCGGCGATCACGTTGTCCGGCACCGGGATGATGACGGCGATCTCTTCGATGTTCAGGTACTTGTTCGCCCAGTTGATCTCACTGGTCTGCTTGAGACCCGTGTCACCGGTGACCCAGTACGCCGTCGGGAGCGCGGACAGGACAGGAAACCGCACCTGCGCCCTGGCCACCGGGATCCGGCGGAACAGCTGCAACGCGGCCGACTGGCCGGTCGTGTACCCGAGGAGGTCATTGGAGACCTGCTCGGGGATGAGCGCACCTACGTCGGTGCGACTTGTGATGTTGTTGTACGCGATTGGGACCACTCCTTGGGTAGGCAGGTCCCCATCGGAGACCTACACAGCGATTCGTTTCAGGCGGCGCTCTCGGGCAATCCGAGTCACCTCACGGGCACAGGGTCGGCAGAACCGTGCCCCGTTCACGTTGACTCCGGTGTTCTCCGGGGTGCGTTCGTGCCCGTGCTTGCAGTGGGTCCCCACGTTGTAGGGACCTGTCTTGATGCCCCTGCGGCGCCGGTGGTTCTCTGAGTGAGTCACCGGTTGCAGGTGTTGCGGACGGACGCAGTCGCGCCGTCGGCAAAGATGGTCGAGTTCCATCCCTTCGGGGATGGGACCGTTGGCGTCCTCGTAGGCCCACCGGTGTGCGTAGACACGCACCCGTGTCGAGCCGGAGCCACTGACGGAGAACTGGCCGTAACCACTGCCAGCCTTTGTCGCCAGCCAGATCCAGCAGGCACCAGACAGGTCAACCTTCGACCAGAATCGCTGTTCAATCGGAGTGTTTGTCACACCACGAATCTTACGACTCTTGCTGGGGTCCTACCGTCCGAATACTTGCTCGCGGATCTGCTTGTTCATGTCGGTCTGGCTGGGTGCCCCGTTGCGTTGGCCGCTGTCCATGTCGGGCGGTGGCTTGCCCTTGCCGAGGTAGGGGCGCTTCTTCAGTAGGTCTGCGACGGCCCGCTTGATCGCGGTCTCGTCTACATCGCCTTCGTCGTCGACGAAGTCAGCGAGTTGCCCCGACAGGTGCGCTACGGCGTCGTCGGGGTCTTGGAAGTCCCGCGCTGCGGCTGTGATCGACAGCCGGGCGAGCTTCTGGGTGTACTTACCGGAGACCTCTTTGGTGGTCTCGGTGCGGATCTGAGCGAGTTGACGCTCAAGGTCGGTCTGTTGGCCCTGCTCGACCTCCGCGAGGCGCTTAGCAGCGGTCTTGCCCTCGTTCGCGGCCTTCTCGTGCTTACGGGCCAGCGCCTTCCACTTTTCGACCTCAGCCGCGAGGTCAGGAGTGTCGGGGGTCTGGTCGCTGCCGCCCTCGTCGTCCGTGTCGGACGGTGCGGGGGGTGGGGCCATCACGACGGTGGCCGGGTTGTTCGGCCTGGCACCGTCGGTCGCAGCCGGGGCGTTACCCATGGATGCGGCGATCTGTTCTGCGGTCATGCTGTGCTCCCATGTCGGGAAGGGCCCCTTGGGCATGTCGCTTTCAGGGGGTGTGGATACCCGGGCCAGAGACCCGGTAACGCACGACAACGGTGCCGAGGACGGCTGGCGCGTTCCGCCACCCGTGGTCCCAGTCGTTGTCGTCCTCTCCGTCTCTCAGCGTGTCGCTGGTCGAACGGATGAAGTAGTTGGGCACCAGGGACGCCGATGAGGGGTCCACGGTGAAGCCGCGACCACCCTGGATGAGGGTCTCGGTGTCGATCGCGTCGTCGAGGAGGGTGCCGGGTGGGTAGAGCGCGACCCGCCACCCGTAGTCGAGGACCGGGTCGTGGGTTGCGAGGAACACCGCAGCCTCAGGCCGGGAGAACCGGTGCTCTGAGGGGCTACCGACGGCCACGCTGTGACCTGGCCTGGTTGGCTTGCCTGTCTGACGACGCGGTCTGACTGTTGGGACGGTTCCCGCCCGGGCCCGGGTTGGGTGCCGGTTGCGCGGCTTGGAGCTTCGCCTGCTGTTCCGCAGCCGCCGCCTGCGCCTCCAACTGCGGGCCCATCGCGATCTTGGAGATCTCAGCCTTGAACTTCGCGTCCTCCATCAACGCAGCCCGGATCCGGGTGATCTGCGTCGGCGTGTACCCCAAGTCCTCAAGTGCCTGATCGATCCCCACAAGCCCGGCCTGCGTTTTCTTGATCACCGCGTCGGTGATCTGACCCATGGTGCGGAACTCCGGGTCACGCCAGATCGTAGAGGTCCGCTTGTCACCCGCAGCACCGTTGTCGGGGCTGTTCGTCAAAGCGAGGCGCATCATCTCTTCCAACGCTTCACCAAAGGCACGCATCCGTTGCCGTACCTTGCTGACAAGCCCGGACTCCGCCGCCTGCAAGGCTTCCCCGGAGATGTTCACCATCTCCCCCAGCAAATACTGCGACGGAGTCCGGGTCCTGGCGGCGATGTCCTTCACGTCCTCGTTCTTCGCCGTCGAATACGGGTCCAACGAAGCACCAGAGAACTCGCCAAACTTCACGTCCGGGTCGTTCGCCACCACGATCCGGTCCCGGCCAAAGTTGACCCGACCAGCCGGATGCGTCGTCTGCCCACCAGACCCGGGGATGACCGTCGCGACCTGCAGAGTGTCCTCGTCGTCGTCCTCAGCCCACCCCGTGGCCCACTTCTGCGGGAACATCCCGAAGTCTTGAGTCACCAGCCGGTCAGCGATCGTCTTGTTGATCCGGTCCTGCTGGTCGATCACGTCCTCAATCTCGGAGACACCGGTGTAGCGGAGCTCGTTGCCGTCGAAGATGGTCTGCGGGTTGTTCCGCATCTCCACGACCGGCACGATGTCGCCGTAGGGGTTCACCGCGGGCCAATCCTCACCCGCAACGAGGCGCCGCTCCCACTTGTCGGGCTTGCTGTTCTTGTCGCCCTGGTACTTGAAGATGAACCCCGGCAGATACAAGGTGGCGCAAAGCCTGTCGAGGCGGTCGTCGACCCACACCTTCAACGCAGCGTCCCGGGACCGCATATCACCCGGTGAATAGCCCACGATCATCTGTGCGGGGTGCTCCACGGTGATCTTCGGGGTCTTGGCGTCGTTCGGGTCGGGTGCAACCAGCCAATACGTCGTCCCCAGCGTCGCGGCCTGTAGGAACGCCTCTGAGGAGAGGGAATCGAGCAGATTCGCCTGCCAAACCCTCCACGCCTCTTTATCGGCCTCTGGGGCGTCCTCACCGAGGCGGAAACCGAGCACTTCGAGCCGTTCCGTGGTCGCATCCACCACGAGACCCATGTAGTTCGTCCGAGTCATCGCCAGGATGCGGTTCGCGAGGTCGGAAAGCTGCTCAGGGAGCCACGGGAACCGGTGCTTGCCCTGCTGGTAGTCAGACAGCTTCTTGAGGTGACTTTGACGCCCGGAAAGCTCGTCGTAGAGCCGTTCACACCACCACAGGGGCGATTCGACGTCGAACTGGGACCGTGCCACTACGAAACTGCCGAATCGGGCACTGTGACGGCCCATCTGGACGCGATGAGGAGCATTTCCTCGTTCGTGATGAGGTGACGGCCCTCCGAGACCCGGATTTCAGGCGCGATGTCGGTCCTGACGACCGCTCCGGGGGTCTGAGACGCCTTCTCGTCGGCAGCAGACCGCAGCTTCTCGACAATCTGCCGGTCTGACTGGTCTCCGGGGACCAATCCGGCCTTCGGGACCTCCAACAGGACCTCAAGGAGCGCGTCGCGAGCCATCCGGCACCTCCAAAGTCGTGTTTACAGGGTCCAAATGGCCCGAACGGGCTTACAGTGAGGGTGCATGTGCGTCGAATCCGACTGGCTACGCGGTTTTCGGCGCGTCGAGTGGGGGGCTGCTCCTGTGACTCGACCCTCGGGAGCAGCCCTTCGATCCGGTCAGACGTCCTGACACGGCGTAGAATGTTCGTACAGCGAACAATCCGCCACGGGAGTGACATGGCTCAGACAATGGACCTCAGGGACGCCGACGGCAAGCACGGGAAGCAGTGCGACACCGGCGATCTGAACAAGATGTGCCCCGACTGCCGCCGCGAAGCACTCCGCACAGCCGGGCGATGACCGGCCCCCGGACCATGACGAACATCCTGTTCGTCGAAACCCTCGAAGGCCGCGAATCCCTGCCATGGTTCTGCGAGGTCCCGTTCCCCAGGAGCGGCGACCAGATCGAACTACCCAACGGCAGTGAAGTGCGGGTCAGCTTCGTGTCATGGGAACCGCACAACCAGGGCTACCGCTGCGTCCTCCACACCACACCCGGCTGACATGGAGGGCATACCGACGATGACCGATCAGGAACGGGCGCTGATCGGAGAGCACGTATTCATGGAGGCGCTCGGTGGCTACATCGAGTGTTCCTGCGGCTGGCCATCTCAAGAGCAGTTCATGTCGGACGAACCCACGGCGTTCCACGTCGTGGAGCTAGTACTCAGAAGCCGTACACCCGGGTCTTGCGACGCTCCACCGTCGCAGTCCGACGCCACGCCGCCGCAGCCATCGCCAAAGCAGGCACACCGTCAATCCGACTCGAACTAGCTGACCGCTCCGGCTTCACCGGACGAATCAGGTCCGGGTCATACGGCGCCCGCACCACCTCAACCGCGTCGAAACACGCCCGCGCCACCGGATTCCCGTGATGCTGCAACTGGCCAGCCTTCACGAACCCCATGAGCTCATCCATCCCAGGAGTCATCCGGTTATAGGTGTTGGGGTAGGAGTAGAACTCCTCGATGCCGGTGCGCTTCTCAATCTCCTGAATCACCGGAGCCATCGACCACTGGTCAGCATCCCCAGCGCGGAGCTTGAACGTCTTAGCGTCAGCCGCGATGTCGGCGTAGATCCGGTCGTAGTCGACGACGTTGCCTTCGGTGACCGTCAACCACCCATCCCGAGCCCACCGCGTGTACTGGCCGTCGTTAGCGTCGTCCAGCGCAGCGAGGGCTTCCTCAGGGATCCAGAACCTCCACAGGGCGTGCATCTTCCCCGTCGCGGCCAGGGGCACCCCGTTGAGTTGCCGCTGACCGGCGTTCGCCGCAGTCACACCCTCCGGTATGAGGATGCACCACGCTGTAAGGTCCGACTTCGCCGCGAGGTCCAGGCCACACCAGCCCGAACGACCCGATAACCGTTCCCTGCCCAGCGACGGTCTTGGCCACGGTTCCCCTATGCAGTCGTCCCACAGATGCATCTGCATCCACCGGAAAGCCTGCCTCACCCACTGCGCCATCCGGAACTGCCGGTACGCGTTCTCCTTCGCCGGATCATTCCGAGCCTCGATCGCCTCGTCACGGATCGCCTGCATCGAGAGGAAGTCCCCAAGCGCCGGGTTCGGCCACGCCCAGTTCGACTCGTCGAACGGGTCCGAATCCATCGGCAAGTTCCGCAGGAACACCAGGATGTGCGGAGCCCGCTCCGGGTCCTCCGCGACCCGCTCCATCTCGAGGTGCATCTGCCCACACCAACCAGCCGGATCATTCCCCGGCGTCGTCGCAGCAACCATCAACGGCTGCGTCCGTGTACCCATACCGGTCCGCAGCGCGTCCCACAGGTCGCCGTTCTTCTGGGTCAGGATCTCGTCGAACACGATGCCGTGGGGGTTGTGGCCAAGGTTTCCACCCGCATCCGCGGGGATCGCCTCGTAGTAGCTCGCGGTCTGCTCGTCAACGATCCGCTTCGCTGAGTCCCGCACCGTCAACCGCTTCGACAGGACCGGGGACAGGCGGACCATCCGGGCTGCGACGTCATACACCTTCCGCGCCTGATCCCGGTCCATCGCGGCACCGTAAATCTCAGCGCCCTCCTCGTTATCCGCACACAACAGGTAGAGCGCGATCCCGGCGAGCATCTCCGACTTCCCCTGCTTGCGGGCGAGCTCGATCCACACAATCCTGGTGGTCCGCACATACGTCGACCACTCATCGGAGAAGTGGACCTTCCCGAAGATCGGCCGGATCAGTTCGTCTCGTTGCCATGGGGCGAGCTTGAACGGTTTCCTCGACCATGTCCCTTTAGTGTGCAGGAGCACTTCCTCGAAGAAGGCTTGAGCGTGGTCTGCTCTCGGCACACAGAAGTGGGAGCCGACCTGATCACAGACGTTGCCGTCGTAGGTGAAGAGGCAGGGTTCAGGGGTCACTGTGTGCCCCCTCCATGGGGCCGGATCGCGGTATGCTCAGACCGTGCCCGACAAAGTTAGTGTGAACGAGAAGCGGTGCTCGCGGTGCGCGCAGGTTAAGCCCACTACTGAGTTCCGCCCGCGGTATCACCGCGACTCATTGTCGTCCTGGTGTCTAGAGTGTGCCCGCAAGGACAACCGAGACCGAAACCGGTTACGACGCTCGGGGACCGTCGATCTCGACCTCACCCCACGGCAGTGCCTGGGCTGCCTCAAAGACTTCACGCCCTGGCGACGCGACCAGCAGCACTGCTCCGATCGGCGCTGCCACCAGTGGACCGGGAACCTCAAGGTCAAGTACGGCATCTCTCCTGGTGAGTACCGGAAGCTGCTCAACGTCCAGGGTGGTGCGTGTGCGATCTGCCAGCGCACCGACCAGAAGCGCCTCGCTGTCGATCACTGCCACGAGACCGGGAAGATCCGCGCCCTGCTATGCCAGCGGTGCAACCTCGTCCTTGGACAGGTTGAGGACGACCCTGTCCTGCTCGAGAAGATGGGCCAGTTCCTCATAGCGCACCGGCTAGTCGGAAGCCTCCTCTAGCCGCACCGAATGGTCCGGCTGCCGGGTCGCACCACGCAACGCTGCGTTCGTCTCCGACTCACACCGCCGCAGCTGATCACGGGCCGCGTCAAACGCATCACCCGTAGCCCGCACCCGCCGGATCGCCTGCTCCTCCGCAGCGATCGCATCACCAAGCCTGTCTGAAACCACGTCGAACCCCCTCGACCGGGTCAGTTCCCTTAGCTGAGCAACCTCTCCGGGCCAGCCTTCGACGGAGCCTCACCCATCGGCGTCAACCCCACCCGACTGGACGGAGTCAACCCGAACTGGGCAGCCATCAACTTCACCAGAAGCGCCTGATCACGAACCACCTGAGCCACCGGGTTCTTCACGAACCCACCATCACGGCCCTCAACCACTGGCCCTTCCAGGTTCAGCACCTGGACAGCCTCTTCGTAGTTCGCCACCGACGTGCAGTAGATCGCCAACGGATCCCGGTCAGCCAAAGTCAGGACCTGCATAACTATTAGCTGCCGGACGGTGTAGTCCCAGACCTCCCGAGCGCGCCTGGATAGATATTCAGGGGGCTCCGGCACACCGCTGGGGCCTGTAACCTCGTTCTCACGACCACGGACAGCATCTTTGCCGCCTCTGAGCGCCTTGAGCGCCGTCGGGGTCGCCGCGGGGCCTCTCATGCCCATCTCTGCCTCCTCTACGCCCCTCAGGGCCACTCAGACGGCCTCCAGCGGCAGCCCGCGAGGCACAAAAACCGGGAAAACCCTCCGAAATGTGCGCCGAGCCAAGACAGCCCGCCGTCCGCGCATACCCTGGGAGGGTATGCCCCTGGGTGCATGCCCATGCGCCCGCGTGCATGAGCATGCGCCCGTGTGAGTGAGTATGCGCATAGCTATGCGAGACGATGCATGCCGATCCGAGGGTGGTTCGTTGCTCTAACTAACGGCTCGAGGTCGTTGCTTAGTGTGCATCGTTGCTCTCTCAGCATCTTTGTCCACATGCTGAGATTGTGCCTTGCATGGCTTCCACTAGGTGGACTGTCTGCACTACCTTGTACGTATGACCACAACGACAGAGGCACCTAGCCTCACCTTCCAGACATGGCCAGACAGTGCCAGTCTCGCGCTGGACACGGCGGGCAACCGTTACGTGATCCGCTTCAAGCCTGCCGCGGGAGAGTCCCCTTGGCTCGCAGAGTTGCGGACCGCCGATGGCGAGGACACCTTCTGGCTTGGCCGATTCGACACGAAAGCCGAAGCTTTCCGAGTCTGCAACTATGTCTGGAGCGCATAATGGGACGCCGCGCAACCTTTCCGTACACGCAAGAATTCATGGTCGGCAATATCCTCGACACCTACGCGCAGCGATCACCGGCGCAGGAAAGTGAAGGACTGGACTGGTATCCGCGTGTCGGCCGGATTGCTCGCGAGCTCGACCCTGACAACCCAAAGTGCGCTTTCGGCAGCTTTGCTGCTATGGCATCGAACATGTCGTGGGGACCGAACGAGACGGTAGTTAGGCGAGCCTACGCTAACGGGCGCCGGATTCCTGGCGGACTGCCGGACAGTGTGCGCAAAGCGCAAGCTTGCCTAGACGGCACCGATCCGCTGGAAGTGCTCGGTGGCAAAAAGATTCGTGCCTTTTACGCAAGCATGCTGGAACCGCAAGGTGACTCGGTGTGCATCGACCGGCATGCTCACGACATTGCAGCCGGGCAGGCTATGCCGGGTCGGACGCGTCCACTGTTGGGCCGCAAGGATGGCTACGAAACGATCGCTGCGGCATACGTAGCAGCGGCGTCACTTGTCGGCATCAGTCCGGTCGAATTGCAGGCCATCACGTGGGTTGTCTGGCGTGACTTGCAGGGCATCGACAGCGACGGATACCGCCGAGGCAGCAAGGCTGCGGCGTGAGCAATCCTGCCGGATCGGCAAGTTGGCCGGTCCGGCAGGGGAGCCGGAGATAGTTAGTTCACCGAACGAACCACGTTGGCTGGGAGGCCGAGATGGAAACTTTGCGGGATCGGAAAGTTTGGGAATGGGTGCGGGTGGGTGCGCTGGACTGGCTCGCGGGTGTCGCGGGGTCGGGCGGTGACTTGCTCAAGGTCACGGACGCGGGAGAGTCGGGCAGTGACACGCGGTGGCACGCGTCGCTCCGGGTCGCGGGAGTCTGGCATCCGGTCGGCGGCTGGTCGGCGCGGGAGCTTGCGCAGAGCTTCGCAGAGGCGGTGCGCGAGGCTGCGGACGAGACCGCTGACGCGCAGGTGCGCGCCGAGCGTGTCGCGAGGCTGGCCGGGGCGGTGGCGGCATGACGCGGGCGGAGCTTGCCGCGGTGAGGCGCGCTACGCGGGCCGCGGGTAAGGGTCGGGCGTGCAAGGGTCGGCGGCAGTTGGGCCGCGCAGTGAAGCAAGCGCAGAGGGGCGGTGCGGCGTGAGCGGCAACGGGCAGAGCGAGGGCACGCGGGCGGAGACGTGTGACCACGGATTCACCATCGTCGGCCCGCACGCGGTGTGGTGCGGGACCTGCGGCGAGACGGTCCGTGAGGTCACGACCGGGGAGCTAGTCGCGGCGCAGTCGCGGCGGCGTGAGCTTGCTGCGGCTCGCGGGCAGGCTGCGCAGGATCGGGCGGTGATCGTGGGCGAGCTTGCCGCACTGGCGAGGGAGCTTGGCCACTGCTCGCAGTAGCAGAGGGTGGCCCGCGGTGGCGAGGGTTCCAGGTTCGACTCCTGGGGCGGGCACTTGTTAGGTAGGCGAACAAACAGGCTGGGAGGCCACGATGGGCAGCATGGTCAGGATCGGTGCGGGTGACTGGATCACTCCGGCAGGGACGTGGGCGTCAGCGGTGCCAGCGGTGCGGCGTCCGCGGAAGCCTGCCCGCGTGGTCGGCGGCTGGGTGATCCCGAGCGACGCGGCGGTGGCCGTGGGCAGGTTCCAGGCTGGCGGGCCGGATGGCTTCCGGTCGCGGCTGGGTGGGCCGGTGCGCGGCACGCGGGCCGAGGCTGAGGCCGACTACGCGGCCACCGTCTCAGCATCCGGACAAGGCTAGACGCTAGGCGCACAGTTCGCCTAGACTCACACCATAAGCAACCGAACCACCGGCTGGGAGGCCATCATGGCAACACGCAAGGCAAGCAAGCCGCGGCGCAAGAGCACTGCGGCAGCCGCGGACAAGTCCACCGTCCACGACATCATCACCGAGCGCATCGTGGCCATGCTGGAAGAGGGCACCGCGCCGTGGCGCAAGCCTTGGCACGCGGCCACCAACGGTCCGCGGAACCTCGTTTCCAACCGGCCCTACTCGGGGATCAACACGTTCCTGCTGCTGGCCAGCGGCTACTCGTCGCCGTACTGGATGACGTACAAGCAGGCCACCGACCTGGGCGGCAACGTCCGGCAGGGTGAGCACTCCACCCTGATCGTGTTCGCCAAGCGGACCGAGTACCAGGACAAGGACGAGCCTGAGGTCACGCGGTCGAGCTTCACCTACCGTTACTACCGGGTGTTCAACCTTGAGCAGACGGAGAACGTGCGGTTGCCGAAGCACGCCCAGCAGGCCCTCACGGTCGCGCCGTCGCAGAGTGACGCGATCGCTGCGGCGGATGCGATCGCTGCGGGATACGCCAACGGGCCGCGGGTCCGCGAGGACGGCACCGCCGCGTTCTACCGGCCCAGCACCGACGAGGTGACCCTGCCTCCGCGGGAGAGCTTCGAGAGCCTGTCTGGCTTCCACGCCACCAAGTTCCACGAGCTTGGCCACTCGACCGGGCACAAGGATCGCTGCAACCGTCCGGAGTTCCACGACGGCGCAGTGTTCGGCTCGCACGCCTACGGTCGTGAGGAGCTTGTGGCCGAGATGACCGCGGCGTTCCTCTGCGCTGAGGCTGGCATCCTGCCCGCCACCATCGAGAACAGTGCCGCGTACCTGGACTCCTGGGTGCGGACGATCAAGGCCGACCCTAAGGCCGTCATCACGGCTGCGAGCCAGGCCAGCAAGGCTGCGAAGCGGATCCTGGGCGAGCAGGCCGAGGCTGAGCAGGCCGAGGCGGCGTGAGGCTGCGGCGGGGGTGTCCACCATCTGGACACCCCCTTGCCACCGGGCGCACAGTGCGCCTAGACTGCAGGTAACACCAACGGCTGGGAGGCCAGGACATGAAGCCAGACTGCGGAGTTGTGAGCTGCGACAAGCCAGCCACTGTCTACGTCAGCATGCCGGGTGACGCCTGGGGCGAGCACTTCTGCGACGAGCACCAACACTACGGGCTCGTGCTCTGCAACCCCGGCGCCGTCGTCGCACCAGTCGGTGCCTGATGGGCACCGAGCAGAAGGACGAGCGCAAGCCGCGGAGCCGCTGGGTGAAGCCATCCCAGCAAGCGTGCCCGCAGTGCGGCACCAAGGGCCACCTGTGGGACGGTCGCCGCGGCGACGACGTCTACGGCTGGTGCGAGGCACCAGGCTGCAAGTTCGAGTACTGACCACCGCTGCGGCGTCTGCCGCGGCACGACGGCTGGGAGGCCCAAAGCATGAGCAAGACCTACACCGAGCTATTCCGCGGGCTGAGTGACGCGCTCGAAGCGATCCGGTCGGCGTCCAGCACTGCTGACCTGCTGACCAGCGAGGGGTTGTGCCCGCACTGCGGCGAGGACGGCAACGTGATCGAACTCGACTACCACCTGGCCGAGAACGAGACAGAGGCGGGCGGCGACGAGGGGCTGGGCGTCATGCAGGCCGACACGCTGCGGGAGACACTGACATACGCGTGCCTGACGTGCGACCGGCCGGTCGCTCCCGGGCCGGACACGCCGGTTGACTGGCACTGAGCCGTCTCACCTGCTGGACACCGCTTGACCTGAGGCGCACACTGCGCCTAACCTGTACTTACTGAACCACCAAGGGCTGGGAGGCCGAAGAACATGGGATGGCTCACCTACAACCGCCCCAAGGGCGAGACTGACCGCGACCACTTCCAAGCGAAGATGAGTCCCGGCTACCGGATCGTGGAGTGCGCGACCGTGAACAGCGTGTTCTACGCCGCGGTCCGCGACAACGACGGTGAGGTGTCCGCGTTCGTGGCCCTGATCCACCGCGCCCCGAACAGCTACTACAACTTCGGGTACAAGGACATGGACGAGAACATGGGTCCGGGTGCCTGCGAGGCACCGGCGCGTGTGCTCGACGCACTGACGCCGACCGAGCACCCCTACGCCGTGGAGTGGCGCAAGCAGTGCCGCGACACGATCGCCCGCAAGGCCAAGGCCAAGGCAGTCAAGCCTGGCACCTACGTCGAGCTCGACCGCCCGGTCACGTTCAGCAACGGTCAGTCGGTGTCTCGGTTCCAGCGGTGCTCTGAGCGTGGGCAGTGGCAGGCCGTGACCGAGGCTGGGTGGCGCTTCCGGTGCCGCCTGAACATCAACCGCTACGACTGGACGGTGGCGTCGTGAGCGAGCTTGTCGGCTGCCTGGTCGCAGAGGGCGTCGGTGTCACCATCGTCGCCGCTGCGATCATCGAGAACTACCTGAAAGGGCGGCGGTCAGCATGACCGGCGATAGCTGGGGACTGCTGGGCAGGGTCTGGCACGCCCGACCGGCGACCCGGGTGGTCAAGTGCGCCAACTGCGACGGCCTGGGTTATGTCGAGCGGTCGGGTCACCTTCACACCTGCGGCAGTTGCAACGGCCGCGGCATGATGGTCTCAGCATCTGGACAAGGCTAGACACCGGGCGTGCAGTGCGCCTACTCTGTACTTACTGAACGAACCGAAGGCTGGGAGGCCCGAGTGAACCTGTACCTGCAAGCCCTGGCCCGCTCGATGCGGGGCACCGACGAGGCCAGCTACGCCTGGATGATCACCAAGGATCACCTGGACGACGAGCCTGGCGGATCGTTCAGCGTGTCCGGTCCGAGCGACGCCCCGGATGACCTGCTCGCTGCACTGGCCAAGGGCCGCGGGCACACGTTCCGGCTCTACGACGACGACGGCGAGCTCTACTACACCGGTCGTGGAACCTGGCGTGGAGACGCGGCTGGGGAGGCTCCCGACGAGGATGCCTGCTACGGGCCGCTGGGCGACTACGGGGCAGCGTCAGGCTGCGTCCTGGTCCGCTGGCATGGCCACTCTGAGTGGGACTGCGGCTGATGGCCGGGGTGCAGAACACGGTCAGCCCAAGCTACGGCAGCGAGGCGACCCGGAACGGCGACCTACTGGCTGAGTTCGGGCCGGGGTTCGTGGCCTGGGAGTGCGCCGGGTGGCTGGCTGGGGAGTCTCAGCGGCTCGCTGGCCTGCTGCGGCTGATCGTGGCCAACGAGACACCGGAGTCGTGGCGGTTCGCTGATCGGCGGCTGGTGGCGGTGCGTGCCCGGAGCTACTGGTGCGCGGCGAGGGCCGCGGCTGCGGCTGCCAGCAAGGGTGAGGCTGCGGAGTTCGAGGCTCACCCGGACCACGGAGCCTGACGTGTACGGCGACGAGCCTTGCTACTGGTGTCGGCACCCGCTCGACGGTCACGACGACAAGGGCTGCCAGCACCCGCGGTGCGACTGCGAGCGCACGAACACCTGACCGTCTCACCATCCGGACAAGGGTGGACAGTAGGCGCACTGGTCGCCTAGTCTGTACTTACTGAACACGACGGCTGGGAGGCCAGAATGACCAAGCCAGACACGCTAGGCAACCGGGCAGCACAAGAGGGCTGCGACCGCTGCGAGTGCGGCTGCAAGTATTGGGAGGGTGACCGCTGCATCGACTGCGGCACCGAGGTCCCCGACATGGCGCTGCGGATCGAGTTGCAGGACGAGCTCGACGCCACCTACCGCTGCATGAGCCACTACGCGGGGAAGCCTGCCGAGTACAACCGGCACAAGCGCAACGCTGTCGCCCTCCGGGCGCGCCTGTACGAGATCCGCAACCAACCGGAACCAGGAGGGCTGACCGTCTCACGATCCGGACAGGAGTAGACACTGGGCGCACTGTGCGCCTAGAGTTGGCACTACCAACCACGAAGCAAGGGAGACAGAGCATGGCCACCAAGA